TGCTCATTGCTTAAACGTTGTATAGTTAAAATAGCTTTTTCTATATCGTTCATCGGTTCCTCCGTTCTAACCTTTTCCTTTTCATAATTAGCGCATTTAAACAAGCTTTCAGCAAAATCCAAACCCGCTTGAATACCGGCGTAATATTTTTTGAGCCCATATAAATCACGGTCGTAATCATACTCCTTTCGAAGACGATAAGCTTCAATCGCTTGCAACGCTTTGTCAGTATCAATATTTTTTGCCTTATACATAGATTACCTCCTAAAAATCCAATCCCAGTGAATTATCAATGTCGCACTCATCTTCAACGTCAAGTACAATCGGCGTTTCGTTGTAATACAAGTTCAAAAGCAGCGTCTGAAACTCATTGTAAGACGTGATTTTCACCATTTCTTTTACGCTGTGGCCTTCAAAGTAAACACTGCTTAAGCGCCCCCATCCTGGTTTATCTAATTTTCTAAAAATTGAAAAACCAAAATCACAGGTAAAAATATCTTTGCTTTTATCACCAAAATACGTTAATGAGTTTGACGGCTCTTCTTTAGATATACTGCAATCAAGAAAACCATGTTCGCTTTCATCCATAGATGTATAAAATTCGTTATTAAGTTCGTACTTTTCATTTTCTTCTAAGTCTTCAATTTGCCAATCGCGATAAGCTTTAAAAATTTCAGATAACTTAATACTTTCATATTTAAGCATAAATATATCTTCAAAAGTGTCTGAAACTTTCTTTGCTATATCTTCCTTCAGATATTCTTCGGTAATCTGTTTAAGCTTTTCGCAGATAAATGAATTATACCCGGTAAAATCAAGGGTATCAAGGCAAGGCGAAATCTGACTTTCAACCATTTCTCGGATTTTCTTCCTTATTCCATATCCGTCAAACGCAGAGGCTACCGAATCAAGTACAAGACTGTGAAGCTTGCTTTCAATGTGATTTTTGATTTCTCCGCTTGTCTCCATTTCGTCAATTTTTTTCTGCGCAATTTCATTAATATTAATGCTCATATTTTTTATCCTCCATGACTTTCATTAACAGCCGAATAGCTGTCGTTCGTTATTTCAATCTCCGTTCTTGGATTTTTCTTTTCTGTCTTTCAGCAAAACTTTCGTCTCCGGTCATTATGGATATAGTTTCGCATGCGTTTACGGCGATGTCGTATAAATTTTCAGACTTTTCAATTTCGTTAAGTAACGATCCGGCTTTACGTATATTATCCTGATACGCCTTATAAACTGAACACCAGTTTAAATACTCCTTTTCGAACTCGCTGCATTTTGAAATCAGAATGCTCTTTTCGATTCTTGCGTCTTCCCGTTCTATCTGCCCTTTCCTGAAACTGTAGTATAATGCTCTTAGCGACGTATACAGACACATTTCAGGAATTGTCATGTATTTAGGAATAGGCTTGTTTTTAGCGGCGGACGCTTCTATTTCACCCGTCCGCATAAGTAATCCTCCAAAACCTTAATTGCCTCCTCATATCCGCGGCAGACTGCGCATTTATATCCTTGGGCTTCAAGCTCTTCTATCCACCAGCTTTGATTTTCTGATACTTTCCCTTTATCCGCTTTCATTTCGATATACAGTCCGTGATACCCGCCTCTTGACGCCGGAAGATGAAGATCGGGAACTCCCGATTTAACGCCCAGAAGCTTAAGAAGTCTGCCTTGTACCGGAGAGCACTGTCTTTCATTGGGAATATGATACAGAAGCTTTAAAACGGGATATTTTCTCCTTATGTGCGCTTGCTGGGTCCATTTAATTAACATCCGCTGATGCTGTGATTCATTCATTGCTAACCTCCCATAACTCTGTTTAATATCTGTGAAGCCTGTAATTTAGTGAGACAGTCAAAATCTATATCGCCGTCGTACCTCTTGCATTTACGCTTTATCAGACTTTTCTGTTTCTCTGAGGCAGACTTGCGTCCCCAGCGTTTTGCTCTTTCAAGATTCCAGATATATTCGCTCGCCGGATGATTTTCCTTTAAGTCGGTAAAAATCATATCTATTGCCGACTGCATATCCATTTCAATACCGTTGATATTTACGTTTCCAAGCTCGTCCGGACATGGTATCGACTTATTTCCCTCAGGGAGGTTACACACAAGTCTTCCGTCGGGCATCTGAAAAAAATTGATATTATGAAGCTCGTATTGCTGTCGTTGCGCCCAAAGATTTACCGTTTCAATGTTCCTGATCCAGCTTGAAGGAACGTCGGAAGCCCTTTCTATTTTTTCAGGCAGTTCAAACAGATCGCCTTCAAGTTTATCCTGCTGTGATTTCGGAACTCCGCTTATATCTATTCCAAGCAGCGACGGCGCCGTACACAGCGAACGCCTGCCGGTTATTCCTACGCAGTCTATAAGCGTCAGTTTATCCTTTTCGGGGTGAAGCCTCAGTCCTCTGCCGACCATCTGAGCATACAAACTTTCCGATTGGGTAGGTCTTGCAATTATAACCGTTTCTACCAACGGTATATCGGTTCCCTCCGTAAATACCATACAGTTTATTAAACATGGTATTTTTCGTTCGGTAAACCTTTTGATAATCTCCCCGCGGTTTTTCGTTTTACCTGTAATAACGGCCGAGCCCGGTATTCTTTCCGAAATAGCTTCGGCGTGGCTTACGCTGGCGGCGAATATCAAAACGGCTCCTTTTCCAAGCTTGCGGTATGTTTCTGCAATTGCGTCCTCGGTACCGCTCATTGCTTCGGAAAGCTCTCCGGGGGCATAGTCGCCTCGGCTTGTATGTACTTGAGAAAGATCATAGCCTATATCTACACGTTTACAGTCAATATCACAAAGATAACCGTTTTTTATACCCCATTTCAGGTCCCGCTTAAATACTATTTCCTCATATAAATCGTCAAGTCTTGCGCCGTCCGCTCTGTTAGGGGTTGCCGTGAATCCGATCACTTGCTCCGGCTTAAAATAATCAAGTACCTTTCTGTAGGTTTCGGCGGCTGAATGATGAGCCTCGTCGACTATAACGGTACTGAAATCACAGGGAGAAAATCTGTCAAGCCTTCGGGCTATACTCTGTATGCTTGCCGATACTATTTCTTCGCCCAACGACCTTTCCGACGCCATTTCTATTCCCTTTGAGCAATCAAAGTATTTAAGCGGCTGTCTTACAAGCTCTTCTCTGTGGGAAAGAATAAGCATTCTCCCCGAACGTCTTATGTTTGCAAACGTAACCGTTTTTCCTAATCCGGTAGCCATCTGTACAAGATAGCGTCCGGGACCTTTATCTGACAGAATATCAATACATTCCTGCTGATAATCTCTTAATTTAATATTCAATGTTTTTATCGCTCCTTTTGCTGTATTCCCTGTTCAAGAGCGCAGTTTGCCATTTTCAATACGATCTTCATATCGTCATAGCAAAGAGTAACGGGGATATTATAATCTGTCAAAATCTTTACTATTTTTCCCGAAAGCTTCATCATTTCATTCAGCTTGTAGGGAGGTATGAATTTATACCCTTTTTCTTCAGCTTCTTTCATTTCTTCGTTTAATGTCATTTTTAATCGCTCCTTATTATGTGGGACTGTGGTACTGGCGTGGGACGAACGTCCCACTATAAAAACCCCGTATTTATTGGACTTTTAAGTACTTGTGGGACTGTGGGACAAAATCGCACATTGTCTCGTCTGTAAAACTTTTTTTATTAAAAGTAGGAAATTATAATATATTTGTATATATGTCTTATATATAGGGGGAAAATGTCCCACAGTCCCACAACTTTTATAAACAACGTAAATACGTGCTTTGCTCTTTATATACATGTCCCTCATTTTGCCTTTTTCAGTCCCTCATATGTCCCTCATTAAAGTAAATCCTCATAATCTTCAATAGTTATTTCCTCATCGCCCGACGGCAGCCTCATAACAACGCATTCCACATTGACGCCGTTTATTCTTTTACCGCGCGTCATATTACGACCTCTCGTCAGAATAAGACCGTTGGTTTTGAGCCATGAAAGCAGCGCTCTGTCGTCAAATCCCGCGTCCTTTGCAGCCTTTCGGAATACCGCTCCGTTTATGTATGCCCAATCGTCCTGAATAACGCCGTATACGTCTGAATTTTCGTTGTCGGCTTTAAATCTGTTAGAATTCATCGCTACCCAGTCGCACATATAGCTGTAACCGCGTTCTCCTGCCGATACAGAGGTTTTGGATTTCAAAAAATCTGATATCTGGCTTACCGTTAGACGATTCCCCGTCTTGAATATGATTTCATCCGCAAGCCTGTCGGCAAGCAGAATTGCCGCCGCCGCCATAGCCTGCTTCTCTGTCGTACTTCCTGAGGATAATTCCTTAAAAAGCTTTTCATATTCCGCCTTCGCCTTTTTTATACGTTCGTCCGTCAGGCTTTCAATAAATATTTTACCGGCATGACCGTAATTTAGCTTTATAACCTGCGTAACTCCTATTCCGTCCTTTACGACCGCGTCCTTTGCTTTGCACTCTATGTCGATTACTCGGTTAATGGCTCCCGCGCCGGAATTATCGGCTGTCAGAGGCGATTCTCCGGTCGTAAGTATACAGAGCAGCCATGTAGGCGGCTTGTCGATACCTCCGGTCTTTGTTCCTCTGGTCCTTCCTACTCCCTGCGAAAGCTGATACACATCAAATTTACTTCTTCCGTGGCTGTCCTTTGAAAGCTGAAGCTCGTCAATACACATAGGGATATTATTAAGAAAAGCCGCGGTTTTTTCATGACCTACCTGAGTAGCGTTAAATGTCTGCACATACTGTCCTATGGCCGGATTCCCCCATACTGACGCCGCCAGCATAAGAGCGACCGTCTTGCCCGTTCCCGATTCCACTCCCCAGAGATGAACAAAAAAGCACAATCCCCCGATCTTACTGATAAGCACGCTTGCAAATGAAGCTGCAAGCATTATCTGCGCCGTTATACTGTCGCTCCGGCATTTAACCGCGGTATTTAACCATTTTTCAAAGCTTCCCTTCTGTGATATCGCCTTGTAAATTGTACTGTAATTCGCGTCGCCGTCAAAAATCAATCCTTCCACATAAGGGGAGAAGTCCTGCCCGTCCCCTATGTAGCCCAGTCTTGAAACGCTTTTGTGCTCAGGCAGGGAATCATAATTCAAGGCTTCTATATCGCACAAATACTCGGACAGCAGCTTTGCGCTTTTAGTTGTAACCGATATCCCCACCGCCGCAAGCTTGATAACCTTCGACGCGTCGAAAAGGTCGTTTTTTCCCACTATTATTTTTTTCCACTGTTTGCCTTTGAAGTACGCTATTTTAAGCTTTTCTTCGTTTGTATCAATGTTTACAAGCCGTTCTACCGGTATAATCGGATGCAGACAGGCAATCTCCTGAGCGTCCAGTCTGGTTCGGGAAACTCCGTAGGCGTCGCAGTTCCATTGTCCCGCCTCAAGCTCTAAAGGCTGCTCGGGAAAATCGGTAGGGTGAGTTATGTTTATGTTTTCAGCGGATTTAGCCTTTATAAGACGCAATGATTTTTCATAATTGTTAAACGCTTTCTTAAAATTAGTAAATCCGGCTTTTTTAGCTTTCACCGCCGCACATTCAAGCTGCACCGTCTTTTCAAAAGGGTCTGTATATTTGCTTATTTCCTCATAAGGCGCCGTAGTTGAATAATCCTCAAGACAGTAATCGTATGACAAATCTATCTGATTCTGTGTAAGATATTCGTAATTATCTACCTTATAATCAAATAATAAGCCGTCGAATTCTTTAAGTCTGTTACATTCTGCCGCTTTTTTTCTAAGCGCTGTTAAGGATCGCAGTCTTTCTTCGCTGCTTTCGCTGAAAAGAGCTATATGTTCTATTACTCCGGTTATTCCTTCGGCTTCCGCGCTTTTCAAATCAACGGCGTCTATTTGTTCCTGTGTTATATTAACTCCCCCTTGCTACATTTTAAAACGGTACAGCGTCGTCGCCGAGGATTTCTTCATAATCCGAAAGATTGCCAAGCGCAGAAGAACCGGAATTGTTTTGAGTATTATTTCTGTGTTCTTTTGTAAGTTTATCATTAGGAATAGTAAAGTCGCCGCTTTTAATCCTGTCGATAGAATTTGCAAATCTGCATTTTGTGACAAAGTGATATTCGCCGTTATCCGCCTTAAATTCTTCACGTCCAAACACGCCGCCAAATATTTTACCAATAAGTGATTTTTCATCCCAATTCCATATATATCCCGGATTCGACTTTTCAACACTTGTAGTAAATCTTTTAAAATACTGTTTTGTTATATTGTCATTTTCCGAGCCGTCATCCTTAGGAATAAAAACGTCGAATACTCCTGCGTTCGGCCATTTGGCTTCAGGATTTTTTATGCGTAACTGTTTAAACTTGTTTTCAAAAAAGTTTGCATATTTATCATGATTTATGATATCAAAAGCTATTTTCAATATCGAAAAATCGTTATAGTCTTCTGCTCTTGCTCCCTTAATAGTTAACTCATATCCGCCGACCTCAAGTGAGAGGCCGCCTTCATAAACTTGTAAATCATCATAACCACTGAATTTTTGTATCATTTTATCCTCCGTTATTCTTCATTTTCGTAATTGTCTAAGGCTTTTATAACTTCTGTTATGTCGTTGGGAATTTCATCTGATTCAAACAATCCCTTAGGCGATTTAGCAGTACTGTTTTTAGCATGAGTTTCAAAAATGTATTCGCCTCCCACGCATTTTGCAATTAAAACTGTTTTAAATTTGCTTTCAAGGCAAATTTTATCTAATTTTTTACCGCTTGTTTTAATACGAGTAAAAAGAAACCCGCTGTCATCACGTTCTGTCTGAGTATGAGCTATAAATATGACGGTGAGATCAGGTCTGTACATCAAAGCGGAATCAACTATATCCCAAATGCACTGCGCCAAATCCTGCCATTTGTCGTAACCTTTTTCTTTCATTCTTCTCATTTCGTCAGCGACCATAATCGAGCCTATGGTGTCGATCACAAGCGTTTTTATTTCCGGTCGGCGCTCATTCACAGCATCCATTATTGTACGTACTTTAAGCGGTCGATCTGTGGTATAGTAATTTTTATTTTCTATACTGTAATACTTCTTCCAGCCTCGCCATGACAAGCCTTTTTTATCGGCGTCAATAATGTATGTTTCGGCTGGATTAAGATTTCTTAGCGAGGTTGTCTTGCCGGATCCGCTTTCTCCGGCTATACATATAACGTTTGCCATTATATCCTCCTATTTTATTTGTATATTCAGTTTTTCCGCCAGTGCGCACCCCGGAACGGAAAGCCCGCTGTCAATAAGCTTCTTAATAGCGACTTTATCCGGTTTGGGTTCTCCGTATTTAACAAGTCCGTCATTGAATTCAGCTACTTTATATACGTCAAAAACCTCAACTGATTTTGATTTTCTGAATGATACCGCAGCTTTGGCCGTATTAAATTTTTCTCCATGAAGAGCGTCGGACAGATAATTCTGTAAGCTCTTTAAAAGGTTTTCATTTGACTTCCTGCGTTTTGCCAATGCTTCCTCTTCCGACTTTAAAGCAACGTTATCAGATTTAAGATTTTTAATCCACAGCACGGTATTTTCAATTTTTTCTTCTCTTGAAAGCTGAAGCTTTGCAAACCTTTCTTCGTCGAATATTTCTCCTGTCTCCTCGTCTATACATTCAAGTATTTCAGTTTCTATTTTATACAGATTCATTGTAATCCTCCTCCGTCATTTCCTCCATAGAAAGAGCCATATTGTATTTAGAAAAAAGAAGTTTAAGTTTATTAAAGCATTCGTCTGTTATTTCCCCCATAGAAAGAGCCATATTGTATTTAGAAAAAAGAAGTTTAAGTTTATTAAAGCATTCGTCTGTTATTTCCCCGCCTGACGCTATGATAACGTCTTTGAT